TGATTAGTGTTGATTCTAATGACACGATATCACCTACTGATTTAGCCAAAGAGATGGAAATACCAGACGAACATATCGAGCCTATAATTGATTTAGTAGCTTATAGATTACTAATATTAATTGATGATTATAATAGAGCAGATAGATACAAAATTGATGCAGAATCATTTTATCGACGAGCTAAAAATGATATTGAATCCGGATATGGCGATGTAATGAAAGCCGGTATGATTGGACAACCGTATGACTGGGAAGTTAACAATATAGGGAGTACAATTTGAGTTTTGTAGTAGAATCGTATCAATCAAAGGGTTTAAGGGATGATAAAGGACGAAAGTTCGTATCACCTGATTATTTTTATAATATTGAGAATATGAACTATGACAACATTATAGGGTGTCAAAGAATTAAGGCGCCTAGTGTTGAATACAACGTAGGAAGTAGCCAAATTGATGGGGGTTATGATTATAGATACATTGATTCAGTAGGGCAATTTCAAAGTGAAAAAATAATTGTACAAGGTGGAAGTATAATTAAAGACTTTTTGTCTAGTCCAAGCACTGTATACACAGGATTACAGGCAGGTAAAAAATGCACGTTTGGAATACTAAACGACAAATTATTTATTTCAAATGGATTTGATTATCCATTAGTTTATGATGGAACGTATGTTAAGGAAATGGGCGCACCTACTGCCAAAGATTTGCTTGTAGCAGGTGGTTTAACTGGTGCTTATTATTACGCCATGACGTATGTTATTGATGGTGTCGAAGTTATAATTGGAACTAAGTCAAATACAATTACCGTATCAAGCAAAAGCATTGATCTTGATTTACCGGTAGGCATAGCTACATGCACAGCACGTAAGATATACCGTACAGAGGCAGGGGGTAGTACACTCAAGCTACTAACAACTATTAGCGATAACACCACGACAACGTATCAAGACAATACGGCTGACGGCTCACTAGGTGTAAATATACCGAGTACAAATAGTTCATGCCCAACCCCACAGTATATAACCGTTAAAGACGAAAAAATGATTGGCGCAGTAAATGCCAATAGACCAAATTACTTGTATGTAACAGAGTTTGAAGTCGAAGTTTTTTTTAATACGTCTGGAGTTTATGATGTGTCAGGCGTAGGTAACGACAATTCACCTTTAACCGGATTAATTGAAGATTATAATCAAATCGTGGTTTTTTCAGAAAACCATATATATTTAGCGGATACGTCAGGCTTAACAACAAGTGTAAAACAAACCACGTCTAATGTAGGATGCATTGATGGATTTAGCATAGCTAGAATACCAGAGAATGACATATTGCAAGGTGGAATTATGTTTGTTTCTAATTTGTACGATGTTCGTATTTTTAGTGGAAATATTGCTACTAACCTTGCGACAAGCTTTGATAACTTAACAACAAATAATTTTTCTAGTGCAATTAATAAAGATAGTTTAAAAAATCAGTTAAAGGATAACCCACTAGAAGCAGCATTTTTTGATTACAAATATCATTTAATTGCTGAAACGTTTATGTATGTTTACGATATACGTATAAGTGGCTGGACAAAGTACTTTATTAAAACAACAAGCTACACACCTACTTATTGGCGGTTTTTTCAGATTGAGCAAACACTCTATATTACCCAAAAAAATGCAGGTATCGTTGAGCAAATGTACAATGCTTTAACTTATCGTGGGGAACAATTAACAGCATTTTTTGAAACACCTGAAATTATGGTCGGAACAGAGCAAAAATTTTATAAAAATTTATATGTGTATTATGATAAATCAGGTACAAATACGTTAACCGCAACAGCTACAATAGACAGCACAAAAATAGTAACAGCCACTATTACATACGATGGAGCGTATTATGATTTTGATTATTTTGATGAGGATTACTACGAAACAACTGAAGACGAAGAAGACTATAAAGTGGTATACATAAATAAATACGCTAACTGGATGAGGTTTAAAATATCTACACAGACACAAGCAATTATTAAGGGATGGAAGTTAGAAGGGCGTGTAATTCAATGAATGTTGAGTATGTAACGAATAATGATATTGATGAAATTGTTACTTTTGGTGAACAATGTTTTAAAAATATGAAATTAGATAAATTAGGATTAAATTATTGTAAAAAAAGCCATACTCAAAACATGAAAAGGTATATTAATACAGATACTTATGTCACTATTAAATGCATGAAAGATCAGTCTATTATTGGTTTTTTAGCAGCTTACGCATCCCCGCAGATATTTAATAACGATCTTGGCATTATGAATGTTTTTACAATACAGGCCAAACCCGGTTTGCCAAGCATAACTAAAGGACGTGTTGTAAATGCATTTAGGGTATTTATTGAAGATATATGTAAAAAAGTAGGAATACAATTAATTAATTTTCAGGCAATGATTAGTAATGATTTATCGAAATATTTAGAAAAACATAACTATAAAAAAGGCGATATTTTGCTATATAAGGAGGTAATTTAGTATGGGAGCATTAGCACCAATAGGAATGGAGATGGGGAAACAGGCAGCGATTGCGGTCGGTTCGCAAATGTTAGCAAGTGAAGCAAACAAGGCACTTGGACAAACGCAAAAATCAGGTATACAAGCAAGTCAAATATCCCCGGCCATGAGCAGCTATCTAGATAAATCGTTAGCGCAACTTGAAGAAGAAAAAAAGCGTAAACAAATGTTGGATAGCAGAAGTTTGAATTACAATTCCAATAAATTTGGAGGATATGCATAATGAGTGGAACAAGCGAAGAAAGAAAAATAAGTGAAAAGGAAATTGCAGAACAGAAAAGGCAGTTTGATTTAAATTTACAATCGCAATTAGCACAACTAAGAGGTCAAGAGTTAGGCCAAGAAGAAGCACTACAAAGAGCGCAACAAGCACAATCAATGGGGGAAAGTGCATTTCAACAAATGACAAGCGGAACGCCAGAAGCCGTTACACGATTGCAAGGATTAATACGTGAAAGAGCTTTACCAGAGCAACAACAAGCATTAAGCAGAACTAAACTAGCACAACAACAGGCAGGTGTTAGAGGCCCAGAAGCTGCATTAATGGCGCAACAACAAGCTACCAAAATGGGAACTGATTTAGCGAGGGCAGCGGAAGAAGTAGCATTAAAACAAGCACTTGAAGATCGATCACGTCAAGCTGGATATGCTGAAAGAAAAGCTTTAGCTGGATTAGGTCAGGCATTAACGCCAGTTCAAAAATTTGCGGAAAAAAAGCCAGATTTATTAAAAGTAAATGAAAATGCACCTGCCGATATTAAAGCCAAGGTTCAAGCTGAAAACAAAAAAAGATTAAAAAGTGGTTTAAGCGGTTATTAAGGATTTAATATGAATCAACAAATAAGAAACAAAGTTAATTTATTAAAAGTAGAGCCAAGACCAAGTAATGACAATATCCTTGCACAGTTTTTAGGTGGTATAGGTGGTGTTGGACAAGGCATTGGTAACGTTATAGGGCAAGTTGGCCAAGGTGCAGGTGAAGCCATAGGACAAGCCGGAACTGGAATTGCCGGGGGTATCGGTCAAGGTGTAAATCTTATAGGACAAGGCATAGGGGAAATGAATAAGACACCAGAGGGCAGACTTGCATTGCGTGAATTGGTTGGTGCAGCACTTAGAGGCGTAGGGCAAGAAGATCTAGGCGTTGGTGTTCAACAATTCGCACAGCGTGTATATACGCCAGAAGCACAAAGAGCATTATATGAGACACAACAAAAGGCAGAGACTGAAAAAGCAAAAAGAAAAGCAGAAGCAGACGCAGAGAAAGACAGACTAGCAAGTATTGCATCACTAGAAAAAGAAGAAAGACAATCACGTAGAGATTTTGCAAAGGCAGGATTTATCCCAAAATTGACTGATGACGCAAATTTACCCCCAGAACTATTAATAGAATTTACAAGCCCTGTAAGTGGCGACCCTATACAGTTAGTAAAACAAACAGAAGCAACAAAAAGACAAGTAGACGTTTTTCAAAATGGGCAAAAAACAAAAATGTATGCTAATAGTGTTGAAGACGCTAAAAAAATAAAAGATATAAATGAAGCGTCTGAAAAAATTGATCGTTTAACTACAAGTTTAATTCAAAGTAGAAATAAATATACAGGTGGAGTTTTAGATCCAAGATTAAAAGCAAAAATGAATCAAGACATTACTGATTTAAGATTAGCTTATAAAAAAATGGCACAATTAGGAGTTATATCTGAATCCGACGTGAAAAATTTTATAGAAAAAGCACTCCCAGACCCAACACGTATAACATTAAGGAAAAAAATTATAGCATCAGAATTAACAAACTTTAGACAACGTGCATTAGAAGATCGAGACGCAGCTTATGAAGGCAGAGTTTACAATTATCAACGATCTATCAAGCCTATTACAGACGATGAACAAAAAAATGTAAACGATTTTAAATACGATGCACAAGGGAATGTTATAGTCCCTGAAAATTTAAAAGGTTTTAGTACACCAAGCACATCAGAATTAAATACATTAAATGGTTATACATTAGACGGCTATACAGTGAGAGTTAAAAAATAATGCCAGTATATGAAATAACAAGCCCAACTGGACGTATTATTGAACTAGAAGGCGATACGCCACCATCGCCAGAAACGATAAAAAAAGCATTTGAAGCGATTGAGCCAAAACAAGTTGACCCAATAAGAGCATCATTAGGTGAAGAACAAGTCCCTTTAGCACCGACACGATTAGATCGTGAATTAACAAAACAAGAAAAAAAGAATTTAAAAGTATTACGACAAATTGCAACACAAGCCCCAGCAGTAGCAGCAGGTTTCGCAACTGGTGGGATGTCAATTCCTGCACAAGTTGCAATTCAAGGTTTACTAACAGCAAGTGGAACTTTAGCAGAAAAAGCAATAACTCCACAAGAACAAAAAGTAATAGGTGAAAGCCCTTTAAAAGAGGCTGGGGTAACAGGATTAACAGCAGCAGGACTAGAAGCAGCATTGCCACCAGCGGGCAAAGTGCTAAGTAAAACGGCTAGACAGGGAGCTAAATTATTAAGAAAAGTGCCAGAACAAATTTTAAAACGTAGTACACAAATAGAAAAAGGCGCAATAAATAAAGTTATTGATAATCCTGAACTATTTACAACTCCAAAAAATGAAAATTTAGCGGACGATATATTAACAGATTTAAAAGAAGTACAAAAGATAGCTAGTAATGAATATGAGGAATCACTAGATGCATTACCAGAATCATTTAAAAAAGCTAAATATAAAAATTTAAACAAAGGATTAAAAGAGGCCGTTGGAAGTAAGGATTTAAAAAAATTAGCTAAAAAATATCAATCAATACAACAAGATTTAGTAGAAGATATAGACGAAAATTTACTTGAAAACGTAATAGAAGGCGATAGATTAACACTGCAAGAATTTATAATTTTAAATCGTTCTTTAGGAAATATAGAAAGAATGACCCCAAGTTCAAGATTGCAGCCAGATGTAATTAATACATTTTCAAAAATTAAAGCCACAATAAAAAAGAACATGGCAGCAACAGAAAAAATAAAAGGCATTAATGAAAAATATGCAAAAAAAATTAAGCCAGTAAAAAACGTAGAAAAAAAATTAAGATCATTTGATGCACAAGGGAATCCATATATAGAAGATAGTAAAATTAATACACTTGTAAGCGATGCAAAAAAAATATTGAAAGATAAGCGAACTGTAAAACAAAAGCAGTTTAAGGATTTAAATAAGATAGGTAAAATTTTAGGTCAGAAAAATAAATACACAAGCATATTAGAAGATGAAGCAGTAAAAGATTTAGTGCAGGAGGGAATGGAAAAAAATAAATTATCACTTAGTGAAATTGGGGTATTAGGAACGTTAGGGTTTGGGGTAAGCCCTATATTATCTGCTTCCATTGCTCCCACATTATATGGATTAAGACAAAGTGGAACAACACAAAAGCTTATAGAAACCGCTGCAAAACTAAGAAAGCCAGTGCAAGAGCAAATAAAGCCAAGTGTTACAAGTCCAATTAGGGAAGCTATGTCAGCTGGACGTAAAGTAGCAACCCCATTAATCAGTAGACAAATAGGGGGGTATTTAACCCCACAAACAAATGAACAAATTAAAAAGGAGCGTGGTTTATAATGGCAGTACCAAGTGCAAGTGATTTCAATAAATGGAGTGGAACCAAGTTTAAAAATACGGATTTCGATCAAAACGTAGACAAAACAGTAGAAATATTAGCAAACGGAAATTATGACCTTAACGTGGCACAGGTAACCGCTACAAGTTACGTAGGTATACCCTCAGATCAGTTTTCAACAATAACAGCTGGTGAAAATCTTACAGCAGGTGAT